GAGATCATGTTTCGTCATCAGGTTTCGTTCAAACGAACCTTCCGACTTGTCCAGGTCCGTAACGCTCATATCTGGATACCAGTCCCAGATACGGACGAAATCGAAAAACGGCAGTTCTTCTTCCTTTACGGTTTCCTCGTAGTCGCCGGACGGGAGAGGCTGCCAACGCCGTTTCGTTCTCTTGTTGATCATCGGCCCTTTTAGAACACCCGTTCCATACATCAGGCCCGACCGGAGTACACGTTTCGTTTCCTCGGGATAATCCATCTCCGTAAGCTGGTCATCAATCACCAACGTCATTTTCTCGCAACACGCCTTGGCGAACGCCTTGATTGCCATTAGGAGTTCGTCTGCTGTAGGGAGAACAACGGCCCCTGTCTGCGGGTCTTTCTTGACGAGTGCCATGGCGATCATTTTGACGATTTCTTTGGCTATCTTTGGTTCTGCGGTGGGTTCTATTTCCCAGTTCTTATCGGTGTCCGGAAAGAGCATTTCGTGAAGGCGGGATAAAACAATGTTCACTTTTGAACGGGTGATCTTGGGATAGACCTTGGAGTTGGCGGGGTCTATCATGACATCAGGATCATATAAGCCCTTCATTTGGCGTAAGGATTCTAACCACTCTAACTCTTTTGCCCGTCTATATGACTCATTGATTGAAAATTGATTTCTGAGTCTATAACCAAATGACCGCATTACGTCTGAATTTCTTTCTTTTTTTTCAAATACTTTTTCTATGACATCAGACATGGGATGGTCCTCCTGTCTCAATTAGTAGTGAGGGTTGAAATGGTCTAATTATTTTATCTTTTTTACTAATATTATCAAGTTTCCATATCGGTCTCAAGTTTCCCAATGCCCAACATCTCTTAAAATCAATATCGCCGGTTTTTTCAAAGTTAAACGCTGTTTTTGGAATTATATGATCGATATGCCAAAGATGTCGGTTGTCCCAATTCATTCCCTCTAAGAATTGTTTTTCTAAACGATCTTTTAGTTCTGTTAGAGTATATCCCACAAGAGATTCCCATGTTCGCCCTTGCTTGCCTTCTCGTAACGATCGTGCCATGGCAGGAGTTATTCTATTAACCAAATTGCCATTTATTGTCATGCGTCTATTTCTTGCGTAGCCACGAAACATTTCTTTTGCACGTTCCGGATCTTTATTCATCCACCGTTGAAATTCCTCTTTTCTTTTGTCTGGATTCTTTTTTCTCCAGGCTCGTTTATTTTCTCTACATCTTTCCACATTCTCTGCTTGCCATTTTCTCGTAGCTTTCGTTGCCTTCTCTTTATTGTTAAGCCAATACCGGCGACATATTTCTCGTCTTTTCTCTTTATCGGTTGTTGGCATTACTTCCTGTCCCCTTAATCCCTCGGTTAATAACCTGCCATTCCGGATGCCGGCCTGTATACGTTCTGTTTAAGATTCGACTGAAACGATTTCCACTTCTTGTCCTGTATTTCTTTTTCCGACAGATACATGCAGAGCATCTGCAAAGAGTCCGCTATGTGCGATGCGAAGTTCTTCACCGGCATCGGCTTATATTCCTCGCCCATGCTCTTTGGATCTTTGTCGTAATGATACCCGCCGTTAAGAGCCTTCCGCAAGAAGTGGCAGTTCGGGGAGAGGAGGAACCCCGGTTCACCCTTATACATTTTGTTCAGGAAGTTCTCAACGGCGGATATCCGGGGAAGGATCGCATTTGTGGGAGCTGGGATGACATTCCGAAGTCCTATCTCCGGTCCCTGCAGGACTTCAAAACATGTCGATTCGTCAGTAGGCATCCGGGAAGTTCCGGAGGGGTCTCCATAACCGACGACGTTCATGCCGAAATACTTTGTCCGTAAAAGTGGTTGCAACTGGTTCTGGCAAAACTGCCGAAGACCCATTCCATCGGATACGAGTTCGTCCAGTACCCGAAGATTACCATAGGGGCTTACTTGTCCGATAGATACTGCAGGTTGCAGGCCGAAATCGAACCCGAGTATGAGGTCGAATCCCTTCTGTGGTTCCAGGATATGCGGAGCCACATGGATATTGTCAACGAATGATGCGAAGACAGGTTTGCCGGATATGAGATAACCGTACTGGCCGTGGATGTAGATACGGATATACATCTCATCCTTGCCGGCTGCGAGATTTTTGTAATATCCCTTTGGCAAGTGCTTCGTATTTTCTGCGTGTGCTGAAAGGCCGGAAGGCTGTTTGAATATCTTCCAGTTGTGCGGTCTTACTTTCTCGAACATCTTGTATAACCGGCTGTCCTCGTCGGGAGGGTTAGTATCAAAAATCATTCCATACCAGTTTGGTCCCCCATCTCTTGTGCTGGGATAACGACCAATACGAGCATCCATAGCCTCAATAATACTCCACGGAATTTCCCGAACCTCGTTAAACCACGCACCTGTAACCTCAAGTGATAATAAATTCGATACTTGATCAGGTCTATCCAGGGCTCTGAAAAGCACCTCAAGATGGACATTGGGAAATTTTGTTATGATATACATATGATCCGTTACTCTATATTCGCCGAACAACTTGGGAGGAAACCAGTCGTGGAATGTACGAATGGTCGTATCTTTGAGTTGGGAATATGTATTTCTAATAACTGCCCATCTACTGCGCCTGATTCCATCAGGTCCTGGCACTTGTTCGTTGGCTCTTTTAATTATTTCCATTACACATGCACTCGATTTTCCCGAGCCAAAGGGTCCCATAGCGCAACGTACACGAGCGTCCGACAATGCAAAACGTTTTAATGTTGGCACGTCGCCATAATCAAAAAGCACCTGAAAGGGACGATTATCAGTCATTCATAACATCCAATTAATGCAGGCTGAAACGGTTTTTCAATCTTATTATATTTGCGTCGGTTTGCAGTTTTAATCAATGGTTGTAGGTTATTTAACGCCCATGCTCTTTGAAAATCAATGTCCCTTGGAGTATTGTAATGAAAAATAGATTTTGGAATCTTATGATCTATCTCCCACAGGGACCCGTAATTATCCCAGTTCATTTCGAGCGAAAATAATTTTTCGAGATGTGTCTTTAGATCTTCCGCATTATAACCTACCAAAGTCTCCCACCGGTTACCGCATTTTGAACCTTTAAGGGATTTCCATATTGCGGAAGACATGCAATTATTTAAATTCCCCTTTACCGTACTTCTGATTTTAGCACCCGCCTTGAGTCTAATTTCCGATGCACGATGCGGATTGTCAACTTTCCATTTAGCATTTTTCTTTATTACTTTTTCTGCATTTTTTTGATAGCAAATATGATTTGCCTTCTTACGTTCATCTCTGTTTTTAAGATAATACTGGCGGTTCGATTCTTTGATCTTTTCTCTGTTTTCTAATCGATATTTTCTATTTCTCTCTTTATTCGCAGAGACGTTTCCGTTTCTCCATGCCGTATTTATTTCTTTTATGTGTTCCCTGTTCTTTTCATATCGGTCTTTCGCCAATGTAGAAGAACAACTTTTACAAATGGTCATATGCCCATTTGTCAGTCTCCGCACGTAGAATTCGATTATTTCTTTTTCAACTTTACAATTAGAGCAAGTCTTCATTGTCCTCCTTACCCCGGGTCTACGGTCGGATCGGTCACCCTCGCATAGAGATCGGTGATACTTTTGTTCCACGCTTTCAACGGCACCGGATACCGTGATACTGAATTGCCAACATTGAGAAACGGAGGCGTCCCCGGCAATGGAGACAACTGTATCAGGGTCTTGCTATTCTGGCCCTCTGCCGGTTTTGTCGGGTCATACTCCGGATTCGGGATAACCTGAAAGACCCTCGGTTTGTTAAGTTTGTTGCTGCCTACCAACCGGCCGAGAATGAACATGCCGCCGTCCACTACGAATGTAAGAACTCCCTCATCTGACATAAATAATCCTCCCTCAAGGTTTTGTTGTTAAGGAACTATTTGCCAATCTTCCGCAAGGGCGTCCGTTTGAGAAATTAACCACGGAACGAAACTACCCTGTGCCGTCTTCATCATCAGGTATGGCTGGAATACATGAACTGTGCCTACTGGTTCTCCCAATACCTGTGCTGTGTTCTCGTTAATCGGTATCCCCTCGGGATATCCTTTCTGCAGAGCGACAAACATATCTTTGCCGTTCCATCCCGACCTCTCGACCTTCTTCCCCTCTTTCAACGCTGTCAGTGCATACTGAAAGTCCATGTTCCCTCCTATTGTGCCATGTTGCAGATTTCAAGTCCGATTATCTTTGTCCGGTTGGCGACCCAGTTCGAGAGACCGTTCATCCGGAACCCCTTTGCGTCCAGCTTCAAGTTCATGTGGAATTCGCCGGTAAAGAAGTCAACCAGTGGCAGGATGGTGCAGTTGTACAGAACCTCATACTCATAACCCTCGACATCTATTTTGAGCAGACGCACCCTGTCGAGGTTGAACATTTTGAATATCTCGTCCAGGCCGAAAACCTCAACCGTCTCCCTGATGTTTTCTTTTGGGTTGAACTGCATGACTGCCGACGAACCGCCGTTGAATCCATCTTTGGACAGCACAATCTCGATCTTCTCATGCTTCCCTCCCACGCCGATGTTGTGCGGCTCCACGTTAGGAACCTGGTTCATGGCGATATTCTTGATCAGATGGAAGTATGTCCGTTTCACCGGTTCCAGCGCTATGACCCGTATCTGTGGGAACTCCTTCGCCAGCATGATTGAGAACATGCCCTCGCAGGCCCCGAGATCCAGAACGACGTCCCCGGGTCGGAACTCGATCTGCCGTTCGTAGACCTTGTAGTTGTCCTTGAAGATGGCGTCGATGAGTTCGTTCGCATGCGGAGTCTGATTGAAGATGAATGTCTTGTCCCTGAATTTATGCTCTATCAACGGTATCGTCATTCGTGTCCCTCCGCAACATATTCTCCCCCATCCGGCAGCAACGCCGTCTTCACCTGCTTCATGTCCACCGTATCATCCATGGCCGCCAGAACTTTCTGTTCCTCCGCAAGCCCTTTCAATACGACGAACACCATCCGGTCTCCCTTGCCATTCGTATCTTCCTTCGCCCGTATCTTCGCCGCCAGTAACGCCGTCTCAATCTTCATCAACTCCTTCACCATAACGACGAACTGTTTGTCGTTATGGTGAA